TACTTTCATACGCTTATATTTTTAGGTGCAAAGTTACTTGCCATATAAGCGTTCTTTGATATGCAAAATACTGTGTATGAGCGCAAACAAAACGGTGAGGATTTCTTTTTATCTCTTCCCGTTACCTCTTCCAGTTTCGGTAACTGTCCCGCTAACGGTTTGGTAACCGAACAACCTCAATATTCCGTTGTTATTTGCTTTTTCTCCACTTGGCAAAAGACAGAAACCATGCTCATTTCAAACGACTTACGTTTTATCTTCACTATCTCGCTTTTCCTTGCATAACCTATCATATTCCATTGCTCGCGGCATACCTACGCATCCGAAATTTGCTTATCTCAAGGTGTTCCGATAGAAACAGTCAGCCGTATGTTAGGACATAGGGATTTGCGTTCCACACAGATATACGCAAAAATCAGCAATAACAAAATATCAGAGGACACCGACAAACTGGAAGAACGGATAAAAGATAAATTCCGGTTGGTTGGTGTGGAGCAATAAATACATCATTCTAAATAACTGTCAATATGGAAAAGAATACAAAAGCCAAAAGAAGCACCTTTGCCGTCTTGTTTTATCTCAATACGTCCAAACGTAGAAAAGACGGTACTTGTCCGGTAGTGGGACGTATAACGGTAGATGCGAACTCCGTACAGTTCAGCACGAAAATAAATCTTTCTTCCCCTGATTGGGACGTAAAGAAAGGACGGGCGAAAAAAGAAAGAAAGGAACTCACGGAGATAAACCGGACGCTTGACCGTTTGGAACAACAGGTAAAAGCCCATTATTGCCGAATAGTTGAAACAGAGGGGTACGTAACAGCCGAAAGGATAAAGAACGCCCTGAACGGTGTAGGCGAAAAGGCATCCAACCTGCTACAGCTATTTCGCGAACATAACACCGAATTTGAAAAGCGCATAGGCGTGAACCGTGTTTATGATACTTATTATTCCTATTTACTGACGTACAAGCACCTTTCAAACTTTATCCGCATGAAATACAATTCGGAAGACGTGCCGTTAATCAGCCTGACACATAAGTTTATAAATGATTTCGATTTCTATTTGAGGGTCGAAAAACGGATGCAGGCAAGCACCGTTTTAGGACATATGATTGCATTGAAAAAGATAATCACACGTGCCATCAATCAGGGGACGTTAAGACGTAACCCGTTTATGAACTATGTAGCGGAACAGCCTTTGAAAAAGTACAGGCATCTGACGGAAGAGGAATTTCAAAAGTTACTCACCACTCCGATAGCGACCCAAAGATATTACCGTACAAGGGACTGGTTTGTTTTTTCGTCTTTTACGGCTCTGTCTTATGCGGATATGTGCGCCTTGTCGGTAGATAACCTGACAACGGAGCAGGACGGTAGCACATGGATAAAGATACCACGCAAAAAGACGGGGACGATATGCAGCATCAAACTGTTAAGCATCCCTTTGATGATTATAGAGAAGTACAGGGACGAACGGAAAACGGATAAGATTTTTAACATGATAAGCCTTTCCAATATCTGCATCAACCTGAAAGAAATAGCCAAATTATGCGGTATAGAACGGAATTTAACCTATCACATGGCACGTCATACATATGCAACCCAAACGTGTATCTCACAGGGAGTTCCGATAGAAACGCTTAGTAAACTCATGGGGCACCGCTCCATTCAAACGACACAGATATACGCAAAAATCACCAATCAGAAAGTAAACGAGGATATGAAGAAACTCTTTACCAAAGTAAGCGGTAAATACCAAGTGATTGAAAGTGACATTACTCCGGATATAGCACACAAGAAATTTCCTCATTGGCTGAAAATAAAGCAGATATTTCCCGAAAAGAAATAAGATGCAGGATAAAGAAGATAGGTTTTGCCTATCTTCTTTTTTAATTCATCCCCGCAACCTTGACTAGTTGCATTATCTCCGACAATGTGCCTTTAGGCTTGATTGTACCGTTCAGGAAACCGCCCAATTCCTCACTTAGCGTCTGACTGTCATAAACCGTAGTAATCGAACCACTGAAAGAGAAATCCTTTTTCCCTTCTTCATTCAATAATTCTTGCAAGGTATCTACAAATTTATCAGCCATTTCACGCCTTTTAAAAACAAGATTTGTCAGTTGTTTTTCCTTGTAATAAATAGTCAGTACGGCAACCGTATTTTCATTTTCGCTTAAATCTTCCATATTGGTATCACTTTAAAAATTAAATTTCTACGAAGATAGGAAAATACGAACAATTACCGTCCTGCTTTCGTTCTTTTTCCAAAGCTGAATAAAACATTAACAAAGGTAAGCTCCGTATTCCGTCCGTTCAAGCCCACGCCCTACGGGTTTGAAAGAAAATCTCCACACCTGCGCTACGCTCCGGGTTGTATTTTCTTCCAAAGGCTTGCACAGACGGACTACTACACTGATAAAGTTAATGTTCTTAGTCAGTTTTGGAAAAAAATGTGTTTTTTAAAGTAAGGTAGGCTATTCCTGCCGTTCCTTGTTGTAGCAGGTCTGCAAAAGCCGTTCTATATCGCTTTGACGGTAGATTATTTTGCCTTTTATCTGAATGTAAGGGATAACGCCCGTATCTCTCCATTCTTGCAGGGTACGGATGCTTACTTTCAGATAGTTGGCTGCTTCCCGGTTGCTTAGAAACTTCTCACCGTTCAAATGCGGTCTGCTTTCCTTTGCCAGTCGGCTGATACCGTCTAACATTCTATCCATAGATTGAAAGAACTCTTTTATTAGTTCACTATTGCCGTTTATCAGTTCCATATTGACATATTCATTTATAGTTAGCTTGAATGATTGATATATACATTTTCAATTACGCAGGTAATCGCCATAGTAAGAAATGGAAAGGCTGTCTTTTGCCTTGTCATAGCCGATATAAAGCCGCTTAAAGGCTGAAACAATAAAGTAACGGCTATCTTCTTTCTGTATCTCGTAAGTGGCGGGTTGCGCCTGTCCGTTATCCGATACATGAAGCATCGAAAGAAGATACTTTTTCTTGTTTTGGTATATCATCACCGTAGGATGAAGATTTAAACTTTCCCATGTACCCACAATAGCCGGGAGGGTGAAAGATTGGTTTGCTTCTGGATTGCAATCTTGTTTTCTTGTCATAAGGCGATACTTATTTATTGGTTGGTATATAGTTGTTTTTCTTTTCTGAAAGATGGTTTGCCGTACATTCGGCAACCAGTCTTTCAATATCGGCAGATTTATAGTACAGTTTATTCCCGATTTGGGAGTAATCCAGTTTACCACTGTCACGATAGTTCTGCAAACTTCGGATGCTGATACCGAGCAGGGCACACACTTCACGACCTGACAACCATTTGTCCGGCTGACGGGTATTCTCTCTGCAAATGCGTTCCACCTGATTAGCAAAGTTAGCAAACCGACTGCATATCTGTTTAAAGGTCTGTTCCTCAATAGTTATTATATTCATTCTTTATTCTCTTTTGGCTGGTTGAATATTCCTTTTTGTATTTCTTCCCGGTAGAGAACCGAAAGGACATCATTGTACGTATTCAAATGCTCTTCCAGTACGTTATCAATGAAACTTCCGATGCTTACCTGTTTGTTTGTAATCACGCCTACAATCTGCATGATACGTTTCTGTATTTCTCCACTTATGTACACGCTTTGACGGTTGCAAACCGACCGCTTTTTAAGGAACACCGATTTATAGCTTTCCCGTTCCTTGCTTGCCGTTTCCTGTAATGATTGTTTTACTTCTTCCATGCTTTCAATTTTTAATGGTTTATGAATAGGTTGATTGATTTTTGATAATGTTGAAAGATGGTAAGCCAGTTTTATGGTAGTATTGCCAAATCGTTAAACGCCTTTCAAACATGTTTTAAAGCCATATTCAAACCTTGTTTGACTGCCTTATATATTGCCACCATTCAATCAATTTTCAGCAAAGAAAAGGGTAAAAACAGATGCTTTTAAAAATGGGGGTACTTTGTCCGTTTGTGTCGCAATTTGGCGTAATAGCCCATCTTTCAGGGGCAAACTACTGTCTGTAATTTTGTAACCGATAAACAGACATAGGAGGAAGCCGAACCGCTTGCTTTGGCAATCTGACCGTAGGGAAGATTTTTATGTTCATTAGAACATAGCAAGTTGTGTTTTGAGGCCCGCACTTCGTTTTTTGTGCCTCAAAACCTTGCCACCTTTTCAGGCGGTTAGTTTTACTCCGAAGTCATAAAACCAGTAAATAATTATCATTATGGAACAGAAAAAGAAGCCATTTAACAAAGGTGGTCGCAAGCCTAAACTTGACCCACGAACACACCGTTATTCTCTCAATCTTGACGATGTGGAGAACGCCAAGTTCTTAGCTTTTTACGACCAGTCAGGTTACAAGGTAAAGGCACATTTCATTAAGAACTGTATTTTCGGGAAGTCGTTTAAGGTACTTAGGATTGATAAAAGCAAGGTTGATTATTATATTCAACTCTCCCAACTGTTTTCACAATTCAGGAGCATAGGCATACTGTATAACCAAACAGTGAAAGAACTTCATTCCAATTTTGCGGAAAAGAAAGCACTTGCCCTGCTTTACAAACTGGAACAATACACTGTTGAACTGGTAAAGACGAACCGGCAGATTATTGCGCTTACCAAACAGTTTGAAGCATCTTATAAGGAAGAGGGAATAATATCGGCAGAAAAATAGATGTACTTGCCAAAAGAAAAACATCCCGAAACTGCCACGTGTACAGCTTCGGGATGAATTTCACTGTTACTTATTCTCTCCGTGTTCTTTCTCGAACTTTCGGAGCGTTCCCACATCAAACCGTTCCTTTATGAACTCACGCACATCGGAAGCCCGGTAATAGACTTTTCCGCTAATCATCATAAAGGGTAGCAGTTTTTTACTTCTCAATCTCTGCAATGTCCGGGTACTTACTTTGAACAACAAGCATAAATCCTGATTATCCAGTAGTTTGTCATTCGGCATCACTTCGGGATTGGTTTGCAAACTCTTTACATCTTTGCCTACTTCTTCTAGTTTATCAAGTAGCTTTTGCATCCAGTCTTTGAACTCGTAATTATCTACATACATACATAATTTGCTTCATTTTTCAGGTTATACATAAATGATTACCAATCGATTGATGAAGCAAAGTTCAGAAAAGGAAAGCAAACAAATTACAGGGTAGCATACGCTACCCCGTATAAATTGATGCTAAGTTATTGATTATCTATACCCTTTATTTTCGTGTTCTTTGCGGATAAGGTTTGCCAGTTCATTAAGAAACTCCGTTAGTTTGGCAGGCTTTCGTTTGATGACATCCATATACTTTTGGTGATAATCACCTAACTTGATATTGAAAAGCCATTCAAAGGTTTTGCCTAAGTCCGTCAAGTGAATAGGTTTTCCATTCTGATATATTACACGTTTTGAAAGGAATAAGCCGCTGACTATTTCCATGATATTGATAAGGCTTGTCTTGTCTGCCAAATGGAGAGGGGAAATAAAGAGCTTATTTGCGTGTTGCTGGAATTGTTCTGGGTATTTGATACGCAAATTCACTATGCGTACTTCTGTTTTGATTAGTTCTATTGCTTCATCAATCAAATGCAAATAGGGTATTTTTTTCTTGCTCAAACCGTACACGATACGATTTAAGACGATGCAAGCCAAAAGAAAAATAACGTAATAAAACGCTGTAATCCTGTTCGTTGATACTAAAATCGGCTAAATGTGTAGCCAGTTCTTCAATAGCTTCTGCAAATTCAGATGCAGAAACTTTACGCTGTGAGTATTCCGATAATAATCGGAAGAATCTCTGTTCCAACAAATTATTCATTATGGGAATTATAAAAAGAAGTCCTACCAACGTGGTAGAACTTCCTTTTTTAATAAGTTATTTATTCACAAACTGAAAATCATATTCATTATATCTGTTACCAATATTAGGATATTTTTTTAAAAGCAGTTGTATATTAGAAACATCTTCCGTTGATAGATTTACATCTACCGCTTTTGCATTTTCTTCTAAATACTTAATATGTTTAGTTCCCGGAATAGGAATTATATTTTCACTTTGTGCAAATATCCAAGCTAAAGCAAGTTGAGCTGGGGTTATTCCTTTGCTTTCTGCTATTTCTGCAATTTCGATAGCCAGTTTTTGATTATTTTCCCAATATTTACCGTTATAACGTGGCAAATGCTTGCGGAAATCATGTTCTTCCAATGTATTTACGTTGATAGTATTTGTTACTAAACCTCTGCCTAACGGTGAAAATGGAACTAAAGTTACACCTAATTCTTTTGTCAATGGCAGAATCTCTTTTTCGACATCATGTGTTAATAAAGAATATTCACTTTCAACCGCAGATATAGGATGAACATTACAAGCTCTTTTCAGTGATTCAGAAGAACATTCGCTTAGTCCCAAATAGCGTACTTTACCCTCTTTTACTAACTCTGCCATAGCTTCAACTGTTTCTTCGATTGGTATTGTAGGGTCAATCCGATGCGCATAATATAAGTCTATAGTTTCGATATTTAATCTTTTCAAGCTGTTTTCTACAGCTTGTTTTACATATCTTGGAGAAGCATCTACATAACTTTCACCACCAGCGAACACGCTACCTTGACTATTGCGTAAACGAAAACCAAATTTTGTTGCAATGAAAATCTGATTTCTTTTTTCTGCTAATACTTTGGATAGCAATTCTTCATTAGCACCATTGCCATACACATCCGCAGTATCCAAAAAATTAATGCCAAGTTCTAAAGCACGATGCAATGTCTTAATGCTTTCTTTTTCATCGGCTACTCCATACGCAGCACTCATTCCCATACAACCCAATCCGATAGCGGATAGGTTTACTTCTGTTTTTCCTAATTTTCTGTACTTCATTATTTCTATTTTTTAGTCGGTACAAAATTAGGTAATGGAAATATGGCTGATTAACACTATTCAAAGCATCATTTGCACAAATCAAATAATTGTTGCTCTCTAATTTCGCTTGGCGATTTTCCTATATGCTTACGATAGAATTTACTGAAATAGCCTATGTTTTCAAATCCCAAGCTATAAGCAATTTCTGAAATAGAAAGATTACTATGTAATAAATACTGGGTACATTCTTTAATTATTCTTTCCGCAATCATTGTAGAGGTTGTTTTTCCAGTAGTATCTTTTACCACTTTATTTAAATGATTAACGTGTATAGACAAACGGTTTGCATAATCGGCAGGAGTACGCAAACTTAATACTGAATGTGGATAATCAACAGGAAATTGTCTATCCAATAATTCTATGAATAATTCTGTAATACGTTGCGAAGCATTCGGATGTGATTCATATTTATTTGACTCCTGCATTTTTAAAGCTGTATGTATCAATAAATGAAGATAACAACGTAAAACATCATATTTGTTTGCATAGTCTGACTGGTTTTCTTCCTGCATTTGGGTATATATATCCAAAACTTTGGTAATTTGTGTATCATCCAAGAAGAAAACTTTATCTCCCGTTACTTTGAACAATGGACTATTAGCCAAAGAACTATTTTTTTCTTCCGACTGTACAAATTGCTCATTAAATATACAAAACATTCCTTTCTGTTCTTCACTGATTGATTCCCAAGCATAAGGGACTAAAGGATTAGAAAATAGCATTGCAGGGCGATTTACTAAAATCCATTTATCTGCATAATATAGTTTTCCCACACCCATAATCAATGTGACTTTATAAAAATCTCTGTAACTGAATTGTACTGTCCCAAAATTACATTGCCGGGAGAGAACATTGAAATATGGTTTCTCCTTAGAGTAGGTTGTACTCAGTTGAGGGTCACAACGCTGGATTCTTTTGTAGAACTGTGGAATACTTTCGGACATAGTTTCTAATTTGCTATGACAAAATTACGAGAAAGTCTAAAGATACAATAAGTTATATTTCATAATTAAAAGAAAATAACTATTTTTGTAGTGAGATTTTTGAAATTCTGCAATATCAAGTAAATAAAGGTAGATAGCACGTTGCTAAACCGTTACCCTTTTCAAAAATAAGCCTTGTAATAATCTGTATTACAGATAAATATGATTTAAAGTAATAGTAGAAGCAAAGGTATGGCGGCTTGTGTGATAGGTTATCCGTTTATTGATATTGCAAAGTATTGCAATGTCTTTCAGATACTTATTTATATCTGCTGGATCTTGAATAGGTAATAGTTTGTCATCACCTTTGTATTTCTCTAAGATCATTTTTGCCATTGGTAATAATGGGATTCTGGAAAGAACACCTGTTTTGATTCTTCGTTTCTTAATCCAAATTCTTCCATTCTGATCTTTTTCAAAATGTGCGGTGGTGAGAGTTTTCACATCTATATAACTCAATCCAGTGAAACAGCCAAACAAAAACATATCTCTGGCTTTCTCCAATCGGGGCAAAGGAGTATCGAAATTGATAATTCTCCTGAGTTCTTCTTCGTCCAAAAAGTCAATTTCAACTGCTTCTCGTTCCACTTTGTATGTGGCAAAGGGATTGAAAGATATGTACGAATTTGCAACAGCCAGATTGATTATCTTTTTTAGTAGCTTCAGATGTTTTGTAGATGAGTTTTGGCACATGCCCTTATCTATCCTCAAAAATGAATGAAACGACTGTATGAAGTTTAAATTGAGTTCACGCAAATACATATCTTCTCTTTTGTATTTCTGTTGCATGAACTCTTTGAGTAATCTTACAGTATATTCAGAAATCCAATAAGTAGCTTTAGAAACTCCATTACCAATTAATTTTTCTTGTTCATGATTATGCTCTGTAAAGACCTCAAATAAACTTTTCTCTTTCAGAGATTCGATCTTTTCTTGATAAGCCTCACATAGAAGTTTGGCTGTAATGATAAAACCTTTATCCAATAATTCTGCTTCTTTCTGATACAGTTTGGCTTTTACGGCTTTCAGATAGTTGTTGAGGCTTTTGGCTTCCTCATCTTTGCCTTTTACTTGTTGTTTGGTCTTATCCCATTTATCAATATGAATCTGTTTCCCTGTCGAAAAGGAACATCTTTCACCATTGATAGTGATTATGACTTCAATAGGAGCATTCCCATTTTTCCGAACTTTACTTTCTCTTATGAAGAAGAGAATAGAAAATGAACTTCTAACCATCTTGTTTAATAAATTAAATTAGACATTTTAGAAGCTCTTTAATTTGTCTATATTATTGTTAATCAGGTTATTGATTGGATATTTGTGACCAGTTTCTTGAAAATGCAGAAATGGTCACAAATTGGTCACAAAATACTTTCAAATTCATTATTTTTTAGGAGAGAAATCTCTTATCCTATTTTCTTTTAAAAATGAAAAATCATGAGTATTTTTATGTATCCTATATACCAATCCCAATACTTTACAAAGAAGATTTGTTGTTTAAAGAAGTGTCCGATAAGCTAAGAAATAAGAAACCTATGAGTTCTATGTAAATAAAAAACTCCTGTAACCATAACGATTACAGGAGTTTATATATTAAGTAATACTTAAATTACTTCATAGCTTCCTCGATAGCAACAGCTACAGCAACAGTAGCACCTACCATCGGGTTGTTACCCATACCCAGGAATCCC